TGTCTTTGAAATACACATCGTGGTTTCCAAGAAGCAGATAGGTAGAAATACGACGATCCTGCAATTCGTTCAGGAATGCTTCCCGACATAGTTTGGCAGACACAAAGTTAATGTACTTGCGTCTGTCATAGACATCACCAAGATGAATACAGTGCATGATCTCACGCTTATCCAGATAGTCAAAGAAGAACTTCGCACCCTTACGAAAGTTCTCCTGAAATATTGGACTATCATTTCTGACGCCAATATGAGTATCTGTGATTAGTGCAATTTTAGACATACTTTTTCCATTCGTCTTTTTCTAACTCAACAATTCTTTTGTTCGCTTCATATAGTGCCTGATAAAGAATATCCAACTCTGTTGCTGCCTTTTGTAAGAGTTGGTTTCTTTCTTCAACCTTTTTGTCATTGGTTATAACTACCAAATCAAGGAGTTGTTGCTGAGTAGACATTATGCCCTCTTTTTACCTTTTGTGTCAGACAGGAAAACTTCATTATCATATTTCTTGATAGCCTTATCAATTTCTGAACGAATGATATCCAGACGACTGCGATAGTTACCACGCACATAAACATTATCTTTGCCGTTCAGCATAGAATCAATGATGTTTTGAACCTGAAACGGAACATTGTTGTTGGCATCCTTACTCATATTATTACTCCTCTTTCTTTCTAGACTCTGAATAAAAGCAACCAAATACAAACCAAAACAAATAAATTAGAGTATTTACTAAAATCACAAGGTAATCATTACCAACAACATATTTGATCTGAAATAAGGTCGTTATCATAAAAAACGAAGCAGCACCACAAACCAGCAGCACTGCCTTAAAAATATTATATATTTTCATAATCAATCCTCTGGAAAAAACTTCTGTAGTCCCTCTTTAATCTGCTTACGCTTCTGTTTCTTGATCTCTTCTTTTTTCTCGAACTTATCCATGAAGTCATTGATGTTATCATAGAGTTGTGTCGGCATCAAGTGGTTATCATCACTATCTGTCAGAAGATTCGTGTCATACAGACTTGTCACAGTTTCTTGGAAGTTCTTGTATATAGTATACCTATTCTTCTCTTCCTTGAGGATTCTCCTACGGAAGGCAAAGTAAATTACCTGTGTGAAGTAAGCAAACGGGTTATTGGTCTTGGCTGGATCAAAGTTATGGAAATAAATGAAACAGTTCTCAATTCCATCAGAAATCATTTCATCCCTGAATGAATAGTTCATGAACCACGGATGCACTGAAAGCCGGTTGGCAATCTTCATGATACATTCACCAATGTAGTTCGGAAACTTTGGTTCTGGCTTTCCAGCTTCCTTGGCTTCTTCCACGGCCTTTCTGTATTCAATAATGGCTTCATAGAACTTTTTATTATTCACATACTCGACAGGCTTCTTTTTTGACTGTCTCATCACTTTTTTGCTTGACAAGGCTTGACATCCCCATATAATGGCCGTGTGGCCGTTTCAATGAATATTATTAAGTAGTTTAATATAGCTTAGACATTGGTAAGTTGCAATAGCTTCTTGATCTGCTTATCCAATACATCCTTCCTGTTAGGCCACTTAATCATAGGTTTGTCTGGGTCCTTATTAAGGTTCTCTAATAGAGGTAGATAAATCTTCTGGATAGCCTGAAGTCTAAGTTTCAAGTCATCAACTTCGTCCTGCAAGGACGAATACACTGGATTAGTTTCAACGACTTCTTCTGTATCAGTAAATGTAAATCCAAAGTCAGATGCATCATCATCCATCTCTAAGTAGTGATTTTTAATCTCAGCCATTAGTGTAATTTCCTCTTATTACCTTTGCTTAAGTCTTCCAAAAAGTTCTTGATATATTCCAATTCATCTTCTGAAGGCATTTCACTATCCATATTGTGAATGTCATCAAGACTTGATACGGGTTTACCCTTACCTTCTCTGTCTATTGACACCTTGTTATCCAGCTTGTATAGTGCTTCATGATAATAGTCCAATAGTGAATCAGACACATCCGAGATTGTGATTACATCATCTGGATAGATTAGAAATTCCTGTTTCGGAGAAATCTTTGGAAAAACCCACTCGATTAGAGACAACATCATTGAACCCGGTTTTTCTCCAATAAGATATACTATTTTGAGAGGAGAGACAAAGAGGTATGCATCTTGTTCGTTCACTTTTGTTTCAATTACTTCTGTGATTAAATCCTCACCAGTATTCATTCTAACAAATCTAATGTTTGGATTATCCGGGTATTCAACGGGTTGATGCATTCACTTATCCTTTTAACTCAATCTTATAAATCTTGAACTTAAACTTTTCCTCTGAATATATCTTTATACGTTCAGCAAAATGTTTTAGTGTATAATTCTCACGTTTCTTGTGTCGCAAGTCGTCAGCAATGTCATACAACGTAGCTTCCGTTTTGGAATCACTTGTTCGCAGACTTCTACCGATAGACTGCAAATTTCTGACTCTTGATTTTGAGGGAGAAGCAAAAATGACATTATGGAGATTACGAATATTAATACCAGTGGAAAAAGTACCATAAGAAGCAATAATGATTGCATTTCTCTCATTCTCGACAATCCTTCTGGTTTCTTCCCGTATATCTACGTCAGTCTTGCCGTAAATGAAGAAAACTTTGCGATCATCGGCAGCACTATTTATAAGATCATGTAGAATCTTTCCGTGCTTGTCCACATACTGATAAAGAATGAGTGTGTTGCCTTCCAGTGACAGAGCCAGATTCTTGATGAAATTGTTGCGAGCCTGATTGAGAATCAGGTACTCGATCTCCTGCTGATATGAAAAGTCCTTGGCAGCTTGACAGACTGCATCAGGATGTTTAAGTAACAGAGCCTTGATCTGCATGTCGGCCACATGCTTCTTATCCATCAGTTCTTTTGTACTGATGACCTTGCGAACAGGACCGAATAGTCCTTCCAGAACTAGCTTGTGAGTCTTTGTTCCATCCAGCGTACCAGTCGTGCCAATGCGATACTTGGCATTGGTAAGATTGACCATGATATCAATTAGCGACTTGGCCTTGAATAGATGTGCCTCATCACCAATTACCGCATCAAACTGTCTGAAAAATTCTTTAGGAAGCGTATACAGTGATTGCCATGTGGAGATTGTGATTGGTTTATCCGATTGCTTAGCTTTACCAGCAAATACTCGATGTACGAGAGAATCAGAATCAAAACCATAATCAGCGAAGTCAGTAGCCAACTGACTAACAAGAGAAGTAGTAGGAACAACAATGAGAATCCGTCTAGAATCAAGTTTATCAAGGAGATACCTCAGAATAAGATAGATGATGAATGACTTACCAGATGCAGTAGGACTGAGAAGCATAGCACGCCGGTCACGAATACAATGAACAAAACCGTCCATCTGATAATCTCTGGGAATATATTTCGTATTGAGAGTTTTGACAAAATCTTCTGCTTCTTTGATTGAGAACTCTTCATCATATCGTTCATTATCATACTCCCATGTATAGTCTCGATCTTCACAAAACTTAATGATGTGAGGAACAAGCCCACGATACATTTGCCTTGTGCGAAGATCATAGAGACGAATCTTACCATCCCAAAGTCTTGCCTTAAATTGTGGGCTAAACTGATAACCGGGAACAAAGAAGGTGAATGCTTCTCGTAATTCATAGGCAAGGTCTTCAGTGCAATTAATCCTTACAAATGCTTCGTTGGCGTTTGTGATAGTGATGTTAGCCATTTGGCCTCATGGATTTTTCCCAATCTACAATAGACTTTAGCTGCCATGTTCTATTGTTAAGTTCTTTTAGAACAGCCGTACAATAGTCCACGATTTCTTGATGGATAATTTTCTTGAGTAGAAGTTGTGTCAGGTCTTTGTCCTGATCCAGATAGATCGTAACATCCTTGCCAGCCTTGCGTTCAAACGGAACCAGACCATAATGGGCAAGGTCTTCTGGATTATTCAAGTCGCCCTTATAATACTGAAACTTGACGGACTTGAGATTATTATAGTCCGTCATGATTTTGGCTACTCGAATCTTATGATAGGAAAGGATATTCAGATACTTGGCATGTAGAACAGGAACCTTGGCAAGTTCACGTCCCGGCTCCGTTTCATCAATTGGAGCATCCTTCATCCATTCTTCTGTAAGCACATCAAGAGAGACAGGCGGTTTCATGGTTTAAGTTCTCCATAATAAAAGAATTGTATATCACAGTTCAGTTATGATGTAAAGCGGAAAAGTTCATAATAATCGTATCTGAATACAATATCTGCTGTCAGTATTGTGTTGGCATTATCAGATGTATTGAACTGTACGCTGGAAATAGATGTGGGGTGGCAATTGAAAAACTTGACACGAATATTATTCACGTTGGCATTTGTATTAAGTGTAAGTGTTGCATCATGATATAGTTTCTTATTGCTGTCATAGAAACGATTATACTGTTCAAATTTCTCTGGTTTTGTTAGGGCAAGCAACCAATCGTAGGTTTCTTGCCAAGTCTTCAAATCCTCATCAATAACTGCCGAAATTGTTAGTTGGTCGTAGACAAGTTTATCACCATGTCTATAAATGTTGGCAAATGGATTTGAAACAGTAACAGCAGAGGTTGACACACCCGGAATTTGAACCATCTGACAAAAGTAATTCAGGAATGGCATTGTTGGAAACGAGAAGGTAAACTTCGTTGGCTGTAGGAACGAAGTGTTTTTTGGTACTCGTGTAAGAATAGTTTCTGTTGTCATTTTTAATGACCCCCCTCTGGATCATATTTTCTGAGGAACTTTCTACCATCAAATGTCAAAGTACCATAATCCCACTTGGCTTCAGGGTGCCTTGCTTTTGCTGCATCCATTAGAGTAGTTCCGATACCCTTTTTTTGGTGATCAGGATGAACCTTCAGCATCCAAACATCAAGCCGATTTAGTTTAGGTTGATGCTTGTACTCTATACTACCTATTTCTTTGTCGCCTTCATATGCTTTTAAAAATTGGTGATTATCATCACCAACAGAATGTTCTATTCTGCCAGACCATTTTGCTTCTGCGATGAATTGTTTAAACGATAGCATCTTTACTTTCCAAAATATTTGCTATAAAACTTGAGTTGAGAAGGATGGTCCACTCCTTCAGGATTCATTGAATCATAATGTTTACCATCATGCATAATCCAAGCATGAGAAGAATCATTTTCATCATGTAGGTGTTCTGTAAAACGCTTAGTATTTCCTGTGCCTTTTCTAGCCCATTCTTTGGAGGTCATCACTCTATGGCCCTTATATCCAACCTCTTTCATGTTGTGATGAAGTTGGTCTGCAAACTCAAAACAACGACCAGCACCAGCCCAATATCTCCCATCATCCTTACCTTTTGCTCCACCCCATGCTTTGGCCAACTCAGTTACAGATGGGCGAGTCTTACTTTTGAATGTTTTATTGTATTCCGGTTCATCACGAAACAAATGATGGGTTGTCACCCATTCTTTAGACTCACATATAAATTGTTTGAATGACAGCATCAGTTTCTTTCCTTTTGACTATTCTATTTATATAAAAAAAGACAGGGGCCGAAGCCCCTGTCCCTATTCTTACTTTCCAAGTCGTCCCACAGATTATGTGAGGTTACGAACCCGGAAGATGCGGTAGTAAACGTTTGAACGGTCCTTGATAACACCGAGACCAGCGGTAGCACCTTCAGCGAATGGGTTTGCGACCATACCGTAGCGGGTCTTAAAGCCAATCTTGGGCTGGAAGGTATCCTGACCGATGGCACGAACCATCTGGAGGGGAACGTAGGGGCAGTAGAAGATGCCAGCGTCATAAGGAGATGTACCCTTATAACCAACTGTTACAAGTTCGTCACCGTTTGAAGAACCACCGAAATAAGGATCGATGTAGACCTTTACACGGCCATGAAGTGTACCAGCGAAGGTGTTGCCGGTGTCGTCAACCTGAAGGTTGGCCTGAAGGGCAGGTGTATAATCGAGAACGCCAGCCATAGCAAGAGCAGAGGCAACGTCTGAAGAAACGATGAGGGTGTTACCCTTGCCACGACGAGTTGCCTTGGCGATAGCGTTACATTCACGTTCGATCTGGAATACAAGACCCTTGAACTTTTCAACTGACCAACGGCCATTTGAGTCTGTGTCGAGGTCGAATGTACCAGCGGTTGTTACGCCGTACTGAGCACCAATTGTTGCTGTACCGTAGATTGTACGGACAACTTCACGGTTGATTTCAGCAAGGATTTCTGTTGACAGAATGTTAGCAAGTTCTGTCTCAGCATCGAGGCCATGAACAGCCTTGAGGTCCTGAGCCAGTTCCATTGTGTATTCTGCCTTGAGAGCACGGCTACGAGCAGTTACTGTAACCTTGTCGATTGAGAATGCCATTTCAGCAAACTGGTTTGTGCCGAAGTCACCAAGAGCTTCGCCCTGTGCTGTTGTCATGCCGTTAGCCCAGCCATAAGCAGAGTTGCCATCAGCAAGAGAGAAAACTGGGTTTGTGTTAGAAGCAGAACCAATAACAGAACCGTTAGCACCAAGAGCGTTTGTGCCAGAGAATGCTGTATTAGCTTCTGTATAGAAAGCTTCGCCACCATTCTGTGCCTTGTACTTTGAACGCATTGCGAAGATAAGGCCGGTTGGACCTGTCATTGGCTGAACGCCGCAGATATCATAGGCAATGAGGTTTGGAAGAGCACGACGAACTAGTGAGATAAGGATGGGGTCATATGAACCAAGGTTGGCGTTACCTGAACCCATGCCACCTGAATAGTTGGTAGGAGCAGATTCGTTTAGCTGGCGTGATTCTTCAGCCATAGCCTTTTCTTGGTTCTCAAGAACGATGGCTGTAACTGCACGCTTGTAGGGGTCCTTAATCTGGTTAAGACCATCGTGGTCAAGGACTGGAGACCACTTCTGTTCTAGTTGTTCTGTTAGGTACATGTAGTAAACTCCTTTTTATACCTGTGAATATTATTTAGTAAAATGATTACTTCAGCTTTGTTTTACCAAGAGCCTTAACATAGGCACCCATACGCCCTGTTGTTTCTTCTGCAAGGAATCCCTGATCAGATGTGTTGTCTGTGTCAAGAACATTTTCGGCCCGAACAGTTTTTGCAAAATAGCTTTCACGAAGAGTTTCAATCTTGGATGCATACTCTTCTGGTGTTGTGAATGTGATGTTTTCTGAAAGAGCCTTGAGCTTTTCAGCCTGTGTGGTTGTTAGGCCGTCACAAGCATCAACAAGAATCTCAAACTGCTTTGACTCATTGATCATCTTGGTGAGAGAAACATTGCGTTCGATTTCTTCATTAAGCTTGGCTTCAAGTTGTTCAACCTTAGAACCAAGACCTTCAACGATGTCAACCTTCTCATCGGGGAGATCAATGTAGTGTTCGGCAAATAGGTTACGAAGACCGGAGATAAACTCTTCGGTAAGTTCAGAACGAAGGCCAGATTCAATAGCAACTTCATTCTCAGAAACCCACTGCTCAACCACATAGTTGAGATAGTCGTTGACCTGCTCGGCAAGTTCAGCCTTGATGCTGGCAACTTCTTCCTCAAGTGACTGGGCATATGCTTCTTCTAGGACAGCAACTTCTTCGTTTACACGGACGGAAACTGCTGACTCAAAAATTGTTTCGGCTTTTGAACGGA